CGTTCGGGTTCGTCGTGTACGACGCGCCGTCGGGCGCGCGCTGGTGCGGTGGCTGCGGCCTTTCTTATATCAGCCCTTAACCGGTTTCGCGGGCCAGCCCGCGAAACCGTTCGAGCAGTAATAAAGTCACGGAAAATGATTGCAGATTATTGAACTCACGAAAAATTTGTTATAACTGATTGCAGGTAAAATCCGGTGAAGGTGTTCACACACCTTCACCGGAAAATTATTATAGTATAGTAAGAAAACTACTAAACAGCGTAAACAGATTGGAATAATTATTAAAGGCGCCGCGATTTATCGCGGCGCCTTTAACCGCAAAATCAAATTTGTGTAATTAATTATAAACCGTATTACAGAATTGTAATCAAAAATTTGTAAAAGTATGTTAGTTAATAAAAAAATTTTTACTAACTTAATAGTAAGAAATAGCTAGCTAACACACAACACAAAATTTGATATAACTTTCACTTTACATAACACTATGAAATGATTACTTTTAAATTAACATTATACAATATAATAGGATGGATGTAAAAGTTCATCCAAGGGTTACATGGAGCGACCTGTCGCAGCTGTGGCGTCGTTCATAGTTGTCCTCAAACACTAAAGGGAAAACCCCTCTACGTGGGCGAGAGCGCGAACAACTCCGCCTCCCAGGCTGGGGCGTTCGGGTTCAACGTGAACAACGCGCCGTCGAACGCGAACTGGAACAATGGCTGCGGCCTTTCTTATACATCGGCACTTAAAAGTGATAAAGAATTACCTCCTCAATTATGAATCAAACTTCTTAATTCCTAAACTTTTAATGCTCTGTGTAATCCTCACCCATTGGTGAAAATTGCCGGATTTAAGGGATAGGGCTAGTAGGAATGCTTGCATTCTGAAAGCCCTATACGGTATGTCTGAAGAACGATTTTTCCGAAGTTTACTATAATAAAAAAAATTTTTATACTAAGAAACAATGTTTACTATAAAAAGAGGAGTGATGAATAAGATGAAGACTTATTCAGACTTATTTGAAGCTATGTTAGACCCATGGACAGTTTGGAATTGCATGCTAGATGCAGCCGAAGGAAAACTACATCGTCCAGAGGTACGAGATGCAATTTTACACTTTGATCGTACCTACGAAAAAGTAATAAAATGTGCGAAAGATCCAAATTACAGACCTTGTGAAGATAATGTTCACAAGATCATTGACGGTGCAAATAATAAACTTCGTGAAATTGAAAAACCGAAATTCTGCCCAGAGCAGATTCTTCATCATATGATTATTCATCCGTTTAAGCCAATTATGATGAGAATGATTTATAATGAAGTCTATGGATGCTTACCTCCAAAGAAGATTAAGATCGATAAAGACAAATATCGGATAAAAAAGTTTGGTCCCCATGCAGCAGTAAAGCGCCTGCAAAAATGGTCGAACAAAGATAGAGATAAATTGTATGTTTGTGAGGCAGATATTCATCATGCATATGCATCCGTAAAGATTCCAGTATTGATGTCTATGCTAGAACGAATCATTGACGATCCAGACTGGCTTCGTTTAGTTGGTGAATTTTTACATTATAATCCAGAAACGAAAGAATCAACAGATGGTGGTTTAATATTAGGCCATTTTACATCTCCTTGGTTCTTTAATTTTTACCTTTGTACGCTGGATTATCATATGGTATTGCAGGAACCAAAGAAAAAGCAAAAGCGAAGAGCAAAACGAACAGTATTTCATTATCTTCGTTATGCTGATAATATCTTTATGGTTTCTACAAATAAGAAATATCTTCATGCAAAGTTAAAAGATATGAAAGAATACTTACATGACATTCTCGGGATGGAATTGAATGGTTCCACCCAAATTTACCGTTTTGAACATCCAGATGAAGACGAGAATAAAAATATGATCAAGCTATTGAACGGAAAAACGAAGATGGTTGGTCGTGCAATTAATGCGTTAGGATTTGTAATTCATTATGACCGATTATGTCTTCGGAAAAGTACACTAAAACGTCTTCGTCGGAAAGCGAATAAGCTAAGACAAAAAGATAATCTAACTTGGCATGATGCATACTCCATTTGTTCTCGTATGGCATTAATCCGTTTCTGTGATACGAAAACATATGCGAGTAAATATGTCAAGCCTGGGATTAACTTCAAATATTTAAAGCAAAAAGTACGGCATCATCAGAAGATGATGGGGCCGATTATCACAGAAAGAAGGCGTGTTATTCATGACGGATTGGAAAACAGTGAATGGCTCACAGATCGACCAACCGGAGGAATTCGATACGAGCAGCAGCAGTGTGGTTGTTTACCAGCGGAGAAACATTCATCGTGTGACGGTGAAGAACTCCATGGGTGATAGTGATGAGAATACCACGGAGCAGTGGGAGTACGAGGAACGTACGATGACTCCGTCGGAATATCTCAACTACATCGCAGAGAAGAATCGTTCCGATATTGAATACCTGATGGCCATGACAGAGTCGGCTGCGGAGTAATAGATTGACATTCCAAAAGGGGTGAAATTTTACCATGGAGAATCATAGCACGAACTATTGGAAAGTAAAACGGTATTATGAGCGTGGTTTTTGGTCAAAGAAACGCGTTTATAATGTCGTTGGTCGTTGGATTACCAAAGAGGAATACAAAGAAATTACGGGTGAAGAGTATACCAAGAACTAATTTACATTGAACCAGAAGATCTTATTGAGAATATGATATTTATTTCTCAATAAGATCTTCTTCTCTTTCTCCATTCTATTATTCTCCCAATAAAGATAAGCGGCCGAAACAATTTTATAATGCGTAGAGATTATTTTTTTTTTAAAATCTTTGATAGAAAGGAATGAAAAATCAATGAGTGATCTGAAAGGTAAACTCAAAGTTAAATATCAAGGCGGATACATTGTCATTCATCCGGAAACTACTGCCGATAAGGTCTTGAATCTTGATACTACGATTCTCAATACGATTCCCCAGAAGGTTCATGCTCTTTCTACGGAGTATTCCGTTGGTGACATTGTGTATTCGAAGGATCTTCCTTCCTGGGCATATTTGGAATGCACAACGGCTGGTACATCGTCTGATACGACTGTTGCCGAGATTAGTTCCTCTGCAACGGAGGGGCAATCCATTACGGATGGTACGGTTACGTGGCTTGTGCATAAGATTGGCAATGCGGATTCTGAACTGCTGAAGTCCATTTCTTCTACGGGGATTGCTGCAAATCAGATTCAGTATGGTACGGCAGCGAATAAAGTTGCAACGACAGCAATTAGCTCTGTTGGTCGAGATATTCTTGCAAAGACGTCTGCATCGGATGTTCTTACGTATCTCGGAGGTGCAACTGCTGCTTCTGTTTCGGCTATAAAACAGTTTGATCTGTCTTCCATTAGCCATACAGATCTCAACCATAATAGTTTCTATCGTGGAAAAGATCTGACGACGTATTTCACTTCTGGTGAGATGTCAAAGGCCATTGCTGCTGGTACGTTTATGGATATTTTCCCTGGGGATTATATTACCATGAGCGTTACGGTGGATGGTACGACGTATTCCAATGTGAAATGGATTGTTGGTGATATTGATTACCACTATAAGCGTGGTTATCGTGATAATAACTCTACCTATGGCGATTCTTCTGGTCAAACAACAGAGCATCATGTGTTGATGTTCCCAGAAGGAGTACTTGGTTCACACTATATGAACAGTTCGAATGATACCACAGGTGCATATATTGGATCCGCTATGTGGAAGACCTATATTCCACTTTATGTCACGGGTATCCAGAACGCGTTTGGTAGTTCGCATGTACTTGGGCATAATGAGGTTCTTTCTAATTCGATGGGAAATAACCTTGCATCGTCCGCTGGTGCTGGATGGGTTGGTAGCTCTAATAATTGGGCATGGTATCCAGTGCTTGTCAACCTCTTTAACGAGCCTATGGTATACGGTACCACTTCCTTCAGTTCGTCAGGACATGATGTTGGTGATTGCAATACCCAGATCGCAGCGTTCCGCTTGAACAAGGCCATGAGTTTTGTTCGCACTAGTTGGTATTGGCTGCGCGCCGTGGCTTCCGCGTCGACTTTCTGCAGTGCCACCAACGGCGGCTGTGCCGACACGAACTTCGCGTCGCACGTCTTCGGTGTTCGCCCTTATTTCCTCCTCCGGTAACACGATTCACCCGCCGGCTTGTCCGGCGGCCCCTTCTG